ACGCGTATCGCTTCCATAAGAATGGCCGTTCCTCTGCGTATTTGAAATGGGTATCACTTACAGGCTCATTCCTGCGTTCGGAAAGAACCCGAAAGAGAGGGTCCTGGGATATCTGGAGAGTGGAAAGTTTCTTAGACGAGTACGCATACGCCCGTCTAAGGTCTCCAACGTTGTACGTGGTTTCGTTATCAGTGATTCCTAGATCACTGATAGTCAAGGGGACTTCGCTCATTTGTCATATCCTTTATGATTGAGGTTATTAGCATATCCTATGCACACGAAGTCCCTGGACTTATTCTACTTGCCCTCTACAGCCTCGGATATGCTACCAATGTCTTTGTCTTTAACAGCATCACTAAGACCGGCATGGATTCTATCTATGACGGCCTCTGCTGCCTCGCTGGAAGCTGCCGCAGCCAAGCTAGTCGGTGTGCCTTGAGTCTTTTCCATTTGCTTGGTAATCTCGTCCCTGACGGACTCTTCGACCTTCTTCATTTCGGCATCACGATTCTTGAGAAAATATAAATCTTCGTAGATGTTGTCCGATGGATTCTTCCTCGCCCATCCCTCAAGATCTGACAGATCAGCGGCCTTGAGATCCGGGTGATTCCTCAGAAATTCTCTACGCTGGTTTTCCTCAAACTGCTCTGCTCGTGTCGTCTTTTTGAAGCTGTCGAAGCGGTCACCAACCATCCTGTCAACCACACCGGCGAGTACTTGGCCGGATTTGGAGGACGGATCAGCGATTGCTTCCTTCATGTCAAAATCGTCCAGAACGTCCTCGTCCACTCCAGCGGTCTTTTGTTTACCGCCTTTGTAATACGCTCCTATATGATCCAGTAGAGCCTGATCGCTCTGGAGCTGGGTGATGAAAGGCTCGAACTCAGTGAACTTTGAGAGCTGGCCTTCCATGGTTTTGATTTTTTCGTCCTGCTCTTTGGCCAGCTTGGCGAGCCTCACACTCTCTTTAGTGGATTCCTCATAAGTCTTTTTATCAACTGTTACTTTCTCAGTTGTGGACTTATCACTTCCACCTTCTTTTCCAACTTCTGTGGCAGCGGTTTTTGTTGCCGCACCTTTGACGCCTTCGTCTGTTTTTGTTGCAGCTAAGGCATCGGTAATTGTTTCTGGCATTTTGAATCCCCTTTTGTTTGGGATTACTGATTACTAGTTTCGCTAATAGTGATTATAAGTGATAATCAACGTCTATCATTATTAGCCACACTAACAATGAATATAAGTAATTCTAATCTCGTTGTCAAGTTATTTCTCAGATTTTCCTTTTGTAGCCGCCTTCTCTAACTCCATAGCTGCACTCTTCACTGCCGTAGCACTCTTCTGCCTCTGTTCAGCGGCAATGGCCCTCAGTTCAGCTTTGAAGTCTGCCATGGCTTTACGGAACTCCACAGTCACCTCTTTAGTTCCGTCTCTGATACCGGCCTGCATGATTTGACGCTTTAGAGTCTCTATATCACCATCTTTGTCTTTAAGGGCTTCCTGCATGGATTCAACTTGAGATTGCAGTTGCGCTACAACGGACTTGCGCTGGAGGATGCGTTCTTTATTCTTCACATCTGTTTTCTCCAACACAGCGATGTCGTCTACAATGCCCTCTTTATAGAGATCTCGGTATTCCTGCAACTCCGCATGGCGATTGCTTGGCAACGTACTACCGGAGACGATCTTGACGTCAAATCGCAGTGATTCATAGCTATTGTACTTACCGATCACGCTTCCGTAGCGATCATAAATTGGTACATTGATAGAATATTCCTCAGATTCCTGAGTATCCGGCTCCACAATGCGGAAAACCTTATGTGCGCTATAAACGGCCTGAGCGTACTCCGTGAAGACCCTGCCTAGCTGCTCGAGTGCTGGCTCGACGACATTGGTGAGCCATGATCGGAGACGTCTAGTACTGGCCTCGTCCATAATGAGACGGGTACGGAACGGCTCGCCAGGGGTGGCTCTGACATCGCCTCCCATTTGCGGGAGAGCGCCCATGTTCTCCTCAATGGTTGAACCACTACGTTCGGTAATCTCCAGGAAAGCAGAGGAGAGTTGTGCCGGGAGTATCTCTTGGAGAGCGTCCATTTCATCAACTTCGATTACAGCCCCAGGGACAGTGACTCTCTTTTCCACCTCCTCAGCAGAAAGCCCACTACCACGTTTAAGTTTGTAGCGAAGGCTTGAACCGAGTGAAGCATTGTGAATCATGATCTGATGTGATTTGTTGGTTTCTTGTTGCTGGCCAACGTTCATTTGAACAAGAGACATTGGGTACGGAGTGCCGGTGTCAAGATACGGAACTCGTACTATTGGATAATAGGTGCTTGGGAGATAGTATTCATCAATATACGTGTCACTTCCAATAGATCGCACTACCTTCACTTTCGTTTGCCAGAATGTTACGTTGCTGGCTATCCTATCCTTATACTCTTTGCTTTTTTTCAGTGTTTTAAATTCATCTTCACTGACCGCGAAAGTACGAACCTGCGTCAATGCAGCCACGCCCTCAGAAATCATCTGGTCGCGTTGCTCAGAAAGAGCTTTTTTAGCTTCGTCCCGCATCTTACCAATCTCAAACTCAGCTCTCTCCTCCGATATTTCGTCTTTCCTCAAAGCGTCTTTGATGGCTATCTCACTATCGCGGATATCGGTTTCCAATCTCCCGGCAATGATCTTGATTTCGGAATCGACTCTGGCTTTTAGCTCGTCAAGCTGGTCATTTGTGGGCTTGTCGCGTACTGTCACACGCACATATGGGACTCGTTCTCTGGTATACATTTCATAGTAATCAAGGAACTCGTCATCATGGGAGTGGCCGATCATGGAGGATATATCCTCCCTCTGCACACTTCCAGACCTCGACGCGTCTCTATCGGAATACGTGATAGTATGTTCATCATGACCGGAGATTTTGTCGATTTTATCGGCGTATTGCGGTAAGCGGTTCTTGAGCTCTCGTCTGGTGAAGTCTTTCTTAATGAGAATGAACCCAGCATCTCTGAGAAGAATGTCCCTGGAAGCTGGATCCGGGAAGACATCCCACGTTTCCAAGCTGCGGAATACCACTTCTCCCATACCCATATCCGCATCTGGGTCTATGTCTACAAAAAAGTAGCCTACGCTCTTTACGAGCGCATTTTGAATGACATTGCCAAATACGCTCTTCCCTAACGATATGTCCCAACAGTAGCTTGCCAGCGCTGCATGAGCTGCTGCCAAATCGACATCACTGCCCTCTCTACCTATGAATGTAAACCTAGGGTTATTGGCCGTAAGGAAATATTGCAATATTTCCACACTTTTTGTGACCTTGTTGATGGTAAACGTCGGCATACCAGCTTTGGTTAAATCGTCAAGTTCCTTCCTGGTAAGTTGGTCATCAAGAAAGAAGTCGTATGCTTTCGCCTGCTTCGTCCTCCATCTCTTCCAACTATTGCCACGGATGCGGGTAAATATCTCACGATTGTTCTTCGCAAGCTCTTTCTGGCTAGTCCTTCCTCGCTTCCTTGCAATGTTTGTCGGATTGAACATTTCGGTTATTCTGCTGGCCATGATGTATTCTCCTTACAATACGTTGATTATAGTACATTAATTTTCTTTATACTTATCTGTTATCGATTCAAGTTTATCCTGAATAGTTTCCTCAGATATGGCTTTCTCAGCACATGATTGACTGCAATACGGAAGGCCGTTGTAGAAATAGATGTACCGACCAAGAGTCTCATGGCAGCGAGCACAAAACATCCACGCCGTGGCACTATCCTGTTCACGTCTGAAATAGGTCATGACACAACCCAGCTTTTCACTTTCTTCATGGTTCGCTGATAAAACTCTTCCTTTTTCACTGGTTTCGGCGCAAAACAGTTCCTGGTAGCGAAAAACAGCGCCTCGATAACGTCGTCGTGAGCTAAATTCCATCCCATGCCTTCTATTTGCTCACGAAGTTTGTAATGATTCTCACGGACATATATACGGCGATGAGAGAACGCTGAATTAAGGCCGGTTTTAATCTTGTTTAGTTTTTCTCTGCCAAGCGGCTTCTCTTCTTTCAGCACTAGGTCCCACCTACCGAGTCTATGTTGCTCCGCTCTCATATCCTGCCATACGCCTCTCGTCATAGCTACATTCTCTACCGTTCCGTTGAGACAGTGATAGAGGTCGTAGTACTCGAATATGTAATCCACTACGCCCTTTTCTCCAATAAGTTTACCATCCTTGTCTTTGAGACCGAGCTGCGGGATAGCCAGTTTTGCCGTGTAGTCTAGAACGAATATCCTCTCTAGCTCATCGACGGCGATCACCATGATTACGCTGTCGTCTGAAGTGGGACTATCGATATCGGTAGCAGGATCGCTTCCGAGGAAGCAGTTAACCGGAAATGTCTTGTTTTTCCACGTGAGATAGCTCTGGCCATCTTCCCAACGATATTGGGCGTTATGTATGATGTAGTGGTCGCGCGTCCAGACGCGGTTTTCTAAACCTTGGGGTTCAAGTTCATACTCTTGGTAGTATCCAGAATAGTTGCCATAAGTGTCAAAAAAGAACTGCTTCTTCCGCTCCAGACTTTCACGAGGGATATAAGAGTTCCATAATACGCCGCCTTCCATAGTCGGTTGACTAGCCTTGTAAGTAATTACACGCCAACTAAACTCATTTTCTCTCCCCTCAGAAACGGCCTTCCTCCAAGCGTCTAGAATATTTTGACATAGAGAATCTGGGTGAGTTGGCGTACCGTTGAAAATCAACCGGCCATTTCTTTCATCAAGAGCGGGATAAACAATATTGGTGACATTTTTCTTAATTGACAGACGACTTTCGAGCGTTTTAGTATTCTCTGGTCCCTCAATGTCATCTAATATAACGAGATTGAAACGCTGAACTCCTCCAATAATACTACCTATTGTCTCTCCCTGAATACTTCTAACATTACTCCGCGAGACAAGGGTATTACCGAATGCATCTTTGAGATCCTGTTTGGTCCACGTATTACTAAGTCCCTTACCACCACGTTTACCAAAACAACGAACGATTCTCTGATTGATGGTTATGTTTGTAGAAATGTAGTCGATATTGCTGTATGACTTTCCGAGTGTACTGGATAGCCATGCAATAAAAAATGGAGGTTTATCTACCTCGTGGTAACAAAACTTATGAAGAATAAATGCTTTAGTTAAGCTCGTTTTGCCGTGCCCTCTAGCAATAATTACTGCCAGTTGCTTCAAGTCACTATCATCCATGTAGGCGTTGGCTATTTCATAATGGAAAAACGGGCTCTCCGACTTATTAAAATCGCTTTTAAGGAAGAACTTCCCAAAGGCTATAAGGTTGTCCTTAGACAAGTATTTAGCACGCTCTTCCGCTGCGAGTACGCGTGGAGGAGCGGTTATGTTGAAGTTGTTGATTGTCATAGTGCTATAGCTGTTACAGTATCCAGCAGTGCGACTCTTTAAAATGTTCCCTAAGCTCTTCCCATTCGTCTATAGCCATAGCAAGGCTACCAGCATATACTACATTTGGAACGCCCTGCGCATTTTCCATCACTGTATCAATATTTGGCCCCTTGCTAGATGCAACTGCTACTCCAGATCCAGCTATACCAAGGCCAATACCTAACTTCCTCAGAAATTCTCGTCGTGAAATCATAGCCTCCTCCATACTTAGTCTACTTCTTCTTTGCCCTCTTCCGCTTCCCTTTCGTCCAACCGCCTCCCTTCTTTTTCTTAATACCAGTGGCTTCTACGCACACTGCCCATGGATTTTTAACTCCTCCCTTCTTCCGGACCTTTCTGACGCATCTTTCTAGCTTCTTCGGCATTGGTTTCATCTCCTTTATATACGTAATCGCCCTCTATGGTCTGAAGGTAAATGTGTTTGCGAAATTTTGGTAGTTCTAACGGCTCATTGAAGTAATGGAACACTTCTACAATGTCATAGTCCATAGGAAACTCCATCCCATCTAACGGGCCACCGATAAACTCAGCCATTTTTCTTCTCTCTTTTAGCTTCTTTCCTCACATATACCTGAAACTCCTCACCCTCTCTCTTAACCACCACCCACTCTCGTTTTCTCAGGAGTACGTCTAACATGTAGCCTAGGTTCTCAGAGCTGTGAGTTGTGTAAAGGAGTTTCATTATAGATTAATCCCTAGTCTCTTCGATACAATTTTCCTCATGTCGTCCAGATGTTTCTCCGTGGCGGCTAACGATCCAGTACTATCTTTGCCTTCGGTCGGACGTAGTCCACAAGTCCGTAATCTATCTATAAGTTCTTGAGCCTCATCGAGAGTCATATTAACCAATGGTTCTATAGAATCTCCCGTTTCGTATCCAACAGCTTTAAGGCTATCAGTTTTAGTATCTACGGTAATATATTCTTGAAACTCGTCGCCTTCTTTTGTTTTACGTCTATGAATCACATATAACGAGATTTTACCAGTGAAGTGTTCAGGAACAAAATGGACACTTATTTTCTTCCAGTGCGTATTCATAGCTCGCCCTCCTATCTTTCAAATCCCTCCATCGCTTCCACGGCACATGACCGCCATTACCGGTGGCCAGCTTGGCTTCGCCTATAAGGGCTTGTAGTACTTCTATTTGTCTTAGCGCACGAACCGGATCTCCGGTACCTCTACTCCTTAGATCCGTTATTTTTTCCTCCCAGACGGCAATCTGTTTCTTCAGTTCACTGCGGTCAATCTTCATCCGTATGGCCTTCGTCAGATAGACCCTTGACCTCAGGTAGACTCTTGACTTCGCTGCCTTCCACCTCTGCCACCTCGCCAGCGGTAATGGCCGCACCGTAGCCCAAGAGTCCTATTGGCACGTTCTGCTGCTTTTCCGGGCCGATGTCCAGGGCATTCTTCAACTCCCTTAAGACGTCTAGCTTGATATTATCGCTTTCCGACTCCTTGAACAGCTTCTTGGCCATCTTGAAATAGTCCTCGATGTTCATTCCAGCGCTCTCTGCTGCCTTCGAGATTTCTTCTCTAACCATATCGATTACTCCGTCATGACTTAAAAATTGGATGACTTTTTTACGATTGAATTTATAATGATTGTGGCGCAAGTGGCCGAACACTGTATCCCATGCCACGCGTGCGTTACCGGTAATGAGAAATGCCACTGCGAACGCCTTTATCTCCTTCCTTCTGAATTTGAAGTAGCCGGTTGGCTGGCCGCTAAAGCTGTGGCGTTTCGGGTGCATGGAGAAATCGGTGTCCATTTTACGGCCACCATCGGTAGGAAATGTGCCTACAACGGTCTCGACATAGGTGCATTTGGGATTGCTGTTACGTTTAAGGATCTGTACGATGCGGTGATCGTCGCTCCATACCCAGTCGCCAGGTTGGGCATTATACCAGTTAGTAAGAACCGGAGTTGTCGGGTAGTAGCTTCTGAACTCCTTTATATTCTCATAGACATGATGAGTCTCGGCGCTGCCGTTGCG